CATTGCAACGTCGGCTTCCATCATATAGCTAAGTTGTGGCTTGCCAGCATTAAAGCGCATGGCTTGATAGTCTTTTCCTTCTATCTTGATAGTTCCGCTGCCATCAACAAATCCCTCTACCTTAGTATCACCTAGCATAAGGTCTAGCTTAGCAGGGTCGTACTTTCTGAGTGGCCTGTTCCTGTCTGACTTAGTACCTAGTGGGTGCTCTGGGTGGAACTTGCGCTCCTCCTCAGTAATCTCTGCCTCTATCTCACCTTTCTTAGTCATTAGTGTATCTCCGCATAATTATTACCAAAGTCCACATCACAATCAAGGTCACGATTAAGCTTAAGCTCCTCATTAACACTCTTGATAGCATTCTTAAGAATCTGGGTCATAGCTTCTCTGTTACCTTTCTTAAGCTCCCAGATACCTTCATCATGGAACTGTCCTGTTAGTTGTGGACGTTGCTCTATTATGTAGTACAACCATCTATCAAAAGCGTATGTGCCAGTGCCTTGGTTAAGTGTACTGAATCTATCTTTCTCAGCTTTTAGCCAGAACCACATCTTAGCAACTGGATTCCATAGCCATTTCATGCCACGACTATTCTTTACTTCACATTCGTCAGCGATAGCCGTTAAAGACCAGTTTCGTGACCAGTACGCTTCGTAAAGCTTATCCCCTACTGATTCATCCACTCCAGCAGAACGCGCTATAGTCGGCCCTGTGGCTCCATACGTAGCAGCATAGTTAGTTCCCTTACCAGCGTGTCTGATTAATGCTAACTTGGAATACTTAGCCTTACCTTCAGCACTAGCAGTCTCCTTATCGTAACTCTTATAGAAAGCTACGTCTAATGGAGTCATTAGGTTAGCAGCTAAAGCCATATCTAAGTGCGGGTCAAAGCCTTCTGCCTGCATCTCGGTAACATACTTTGGGTCATGTTTCCACATATAGTGCTGTTTGGTTCTGTCTTCAAGGCTAGACATATCACTACCGCATAACTCTGTGTTGCTATTTCGTGCAGTAAGTAAGCCTCGGATAAGTTCACCATAGGGCTTTCTGACAGAGGGCAAATTAACGCATATCTTGTGCTTGAATCTAAGGGTATTGGTGAGTCCTTGTATGGCAGCGTAAACATACCCGTTATCATCCATGTTCTTAAGGAATCCTTGAACAACTCCAAGCCTATGTTTGACGATAGACATTTCTCGCAAATACTCAAGTGCTGGCTCCTTCTCTATAAGCCTAACTATAGAGTCGCATAGTTCCTCAGTTTCCTGATTCTTAATCTGAGGTATTTGTCTGACCTTGTTAGTCTCTTTATTTCTTACATGCTTAAAGGATTCTGGAACCCAACCTATGTCAGTTAGCCAGCTTTTCAACTGTGCTGAAGAGCCACCATTAGGGTCTTTGTAACCTCTAACAATCTTTATATCTTCACAGTACTCTACTGGGTCTCCATGATAATATAACTCTGGGTCTACCTCCTTCTCTACTAAAGCTTGCCACTTCAATCCATGAGCTGATAAATCACCATTTGCCTTATAAGGCTTCTTAGGTCTGACCTTAACTTGGAACTCAGGTACTTGTGGCATACGAGCTTCTAGAGCTAGCTTAGCTTCTGTGAAGGCCTCGCTAAACATAGCCTCAGCCTCTTGGCATCTAGGTACATCTAACTTCCATTTGGCTTTCTCTTGCATGGCAGCACACTTAGCTTTAAAGTTTAAGTGCCTTACAGCATGCCAAGCTCCTTCATTAGTGTTATACAGAAGTCTTAGATGTTTCCACATCTGTTTCCACAATGCTGTCTGTATCCTTACATCTTCTTTGCATCGGTGGATGTATTCTTCTAAGGAAAGGTGTTCCCAGTTATCTATCTCTGGCTTAGCTATTCCTAACTCCTCTCCCCATGCGGCTAGTCCATGCCTAAGTAGCCTTGGATACAAGTACCAAGACAGAAACAGTGTGTCTATAATCTCTGCTTGTACTTTGATCTTATGAACCTTCTCTACTGCTGGCCCATCATAAGCAAGACCATTGTGCATTACTAAGATGTTGTCAGGGTTAGTAAACATGGCCAAGATTTCATCAACATCAGTAAGGGTAAAACTTTCTACCTCTTGCATAAAAGGCGTTAACTCTGTATTACTCATGCACCACAGTTTAGTAACATCATCAAGTAATGCATCTGCTTCTATATCTGAGCAAAATAATCGCTTAGCCATATCTATTCTCCTATTGGGCTAATTCTATTTGTATTATGTCTAGCTCTGTTTCACTTTCTACAGCATCTAAACATAACTGTAACTCTTGATGAAAGGCATCTAGATCATCAGTGTTAGATTCTATCTCCACCATAAACTTAGTCTTAGCCATACACACCATCTCCTAAGTAGACACCTTCTGTAGTGCCATACTCATCAAAGTATTCTTCTTGCTTCCATCTCTCGAAAGCATCTTCTGATTCTTCTGCTGTTACAAATACACCTAAGTCTATCTCTGCATCAAGAATCTCCGTTTCACCATTATCATTATTCATAATATTCATTTTAAAAAGTTTAGGGCTAACTTGCCCATTAGTTTAGCCTGACCATTCTTTACAGCATCATTAGCATCTTTACATCCCTTTGGCTTACGCACTATGTAAACTCTATTAGGAGCTAACTTCAGTGCTGTCTGTTCTGCTAAGTGTCCTACTTCATCATCGTCCAACACTAGCACTATATATTTAATGTGCTTTATCCGATCAGCTATCTTGTGTAAATTCTTCTCTATACTACCTCCACCATGAGTGAGGGATACTACAGGGTATCTCTTTGATTTGCCAGCTAATACCATACAATAATCTAGGGCAATAGCATCAAACTCTCCTTCAGTTATCCATAGTACATTAGACTTTATCTTTAAAGCCCTAGGCAAGCCAAAAGGGTCAACATCAGCAGACCTGCCGAGGCCATAAAAATCTTTCTTCCTAAGTGGTCTGCACTTCCATCCAACGAGGTTATCGTGATCTGACATTGGGAAGCCAATCGAGTACGGTGACTTACCATCGAATTCGCTAAGTAAAGTTCTACATCCCCAGCTTCTAAAGAAGGATGGAGGAATACCTCTATAGGCAATACGTGGCTTGAATATTTCACAGCTTCGTATCGTTTCAAGTTCCTCTCTAATTTCTGCCTCTGACTTAACATGGACTTTCGGGGCTGGCTTGTCTCCATAAGGGTCTCCTTTGTTCTCCCAGCACTCTCCATGACAGAATGATGTATACCATTCTAGGCCAAGTGCTTCGTCTATGTTAAGGTAAGTCTGCAAAGAGTCTGAGCTATTGCAATCAGGGCATGGTAGCTTCTGAATGCAAGTACTCATTATGCTGCCTCGTTGTCTTCTTTAAACTTACAAATTTCTTGGTCAACAATACTTGCTGAGAACTGTATCTGGTAGTTCAAGAAGTCTTTGCTGAAGTTACCATCTTTAGTATAGCCAGTCAATGACTCTACACACCAGTGATGCTCTTTACCTGTATCATCTGTCATAAGAACATTAGGAGTCTTAGTACATTCATCTAGAGTCTTCTTTACCTCAAGAATCTTGTAAATGCTACCTTGGGTATATAGGGAGTATGAACCAGTTTGATTACTAGTTGAACATACCACATACACGCCAGCTTTAATTTCTTTCTTAGTTAATCTCATTACTTCCTCACTTGATTCCAACCACGCATGTAGCTGTCATAGTTAAGTTTGTTATGGTTGCAGTAAGCCCTTATCTGACTGTTGGTAGAGTGCTTACTAGGTTTGTCTGGTACGCTTGGCGATCTTCTCTTTAACTTTGCTAGTATGTCCATAGCTAGGAATGCTCCAATGATCAGGCATCTTAGTAGCCCTTTTTACTTTACCAGTAACAAGCGCCCAATACTTAAATCCTTGTACAGTCTCGCCAAAGCTAAAGCAGCCTGTAGGACTATTGCTATCCTGAAATACACAACCTTCCTGTATAAACTTTACTGAGTTGAGCATGGCTATTGCTTTTCTAGCACCAAAGGTTCTAGCTAGTAACTTATATAACTTGGGAAATTTTCTTTTCATGACAGTCTCCTATATACAATATCAGTAACTTCATTAGCTACCTGTATACCAATACCAAGCACATCTTTAGGCTTCTGCCCGACCTGCATAGCTACTGGTGTTAGCTTTCCATTTACCAAAGGTCTTGCTGAGCCTGTTTTGATTATAAAGCCCATCTCTTCAGCATGTTTAATTAGTAGGTCTCTACGCTCATTGGCTGTAGCCTCTACCTTGAGTTTACCATGTATCTTGGACTGTAGTGCCACCAAGTCAGGTAGTTTGATAGAGTAGAACTCCATCTTAAGCAACTCTCCCAGCATACTGCTTGCTATTTCATCACCCATGCTAATCTCGCTATGAGCTGAGTAGTTGAATATGCCTTCTGTTACTTCATACCTTGACTTAATACCATACTCGTACACTCTTCCCAACTCTTGAAAAGCTGTTATCAAGTGTGAGTCCTTAATCTCTGCACTCTCTTTGTAGTTGAGTTTAGTGGCCTTAATGATTCTAAGGGTTTCTGTAATTGTCTGCTTCTTCCATGAGTAGTCAGACTTACGCCCTGTATCACTGGCAAAGAAAACTACTGTGCCTTCCTTGGCTAGGTAGCTGCAATCCTTACCCTCTATATAATTGACACACTTATCAATCAGGGTAGACATTGCTTAGCCTCTCTCCTCGCATGACCCTAGCGTGTCGTCCAGCTCTTTCTGGTGTCTGTGCTGCCCAGCGACTATCTAGCATTTCATCTGCTGCTAGGTTGTAGTCACCTGCTTTAAGAGCAGACCACATATTTTTGAATCTAAGCACACCACTAGTTCCCATCTGATAAGCCATACTAATTATTATAGCTCTACGATCATCATCTAGGTGGAAGTGTACATTACCCATTGGTGAGCGCATTAGCTTTACATCCTTAAGAGCTACTTCAGAGTGCAGCCATTCTTCAGCCATACCTCTTGACACTCTAATAGGAAAATCTTCAGGGTCTAGCCCTTTACTCTTGTGCAACTTAGTACCAAAGCCTATAGTTACAAAACCTTCTGAGCATAGGTAAGGTACATTCCTGAACCCTTCCTCTCTGCCTAATATCTTCATCATATTCATAGTATCAATGTCCCAATGAGTTATAGTTTCTTTCCAAGAAATTTTAGTATTAGAGGTTGCACGATCTTCCTGTAACCCCACACCGCTGCTAACATCAATCCCAGTGCTACCTGATACCATACTGGCATCAACTCTAAGGCAGCAAACCCAGCCATCACGTGAACTTGCATGGACGGGATGAACACAAGTGGTAAGGGTAGCAAGAATAAGTAGAAGGAAATATCGTCCATATACCCTGCTAAACCTCTGGCGTTGGCATCCATGTCTAGTATGTTCTGATCTGAAGCCTTGATGCCTGCTAACTTGGCTTCCAGATTTATCTTTTTTAGTTCATCACCACGCTCTTTGGTAGCTGCTTTGATGGTTTGCCTATCTTTAAAATAGCCTGTTACAGGCTCTATGAGTCCAGCTAATAATCCCCAGCCCATGTTAATCCTCCAATAAATCTAGTTGTGTGTATTCATCTATTATATCATCATGAATCCACTTATGGTTGTATAAAGTACAATCGTCCTTACAGCAAGGTTCGCCTTCTGGATAATCTACGTTTGTTATTGCCATTACTACATCATCTTTATAGTAGTAATCTTCTGAATAATCTGAGTAAGTGCAATCATCTTCGTGCATATACCCATTAAGAGTCTCTGAATAGCAGGCCTCATCAGCCATTATCCAGTCTCCTCCTCTAGTCTCTACAATCTCTCTTGAGTCGGTATGATAGTAAGTTCCATCTACTAGCTCATGGCAATCATGAAAGCAAGACTCGCATAAGCTAACTTCTGAGTGCTCCGAGTAACTTAGGCTATCTTCTGAGAACATCTCCTCACAATGCCCACACTCTTCTCCCAAGAACCCTGATGTGTCCCTAGCAGAGTACTCACCACAACTATCAACCTCTAGCCACCTATCTCCTACACTTACATTTGAGCCACAATCTAAGTATGGGCATAAGATTTTACCATACTCCTCTATTAATGCTAGCTTGCATCCATCAAGACTTCCTTCGACATACCCAGCCCTCTCTAGCAAAGGCTTAAGCAACATCTCAAAACCATATATGCAGATGTACTGTAGGCCTATCTCCTCATTAATGCATACTACTGTTCTGGCTACAACCCTATCCTCTATCCTGACATAGGCAATAGCTACATCATCTGAGTCATAGCAACGTACTGCTTCCATGTTCTTCATGCATGAGTAAGGTCCCTCACTATACACATCATAGGCTTCGTCACCATCAGAGGTAAATTCTAGCTCAGCTCCTTTCAAAGCTAACAAAGTAGCCTTTAGCTTTCCACTAAGTTTGCTGCATACTTCCTCATGCTCACCAACTTTCTTAAGTAGTTTCCCCAGCTTCATAAACTGTGTCTTCTTAGCTGTCACAGCTACCTTGACCATACCAGTCTCTTCATCTAAGTCAACCAACCCTCTTGGAATAAATCCTTTGCCAAGAACCTCATCTAAGATAGGTGGTAGCATTACCTCTGTACTAAGCTGTTTGCCATCCAAGGCCATTCTTTGAATCATATAAACCTCCAATAACAAACCAAAAAAGCCCTACCTTAAGTTAAGGCAGAGCATTGTATAGGAATAGCGCGGTGATGGTTGCGACCCAGTATAGAGTAACAAGCCTTATTCATTTTTTCTTAGCTTGTATAATCCAATGTACACAAGCAACCGAGGACTCCTATAGAAAGTCTTGCTCAGTTACCCTGTACCCACCGCGCATAATATATTTATGGCTAGCTACTACTTGCCAGCGTCCTGTTTAGGTTCACTTGGTTAATAGCCATTATATCGCGAACTCTTACTACAAGAGTAGCTAGCCATAAACATACTAAAAGCCCTAACATATAGCTAGGGCTTTTAATGCACTTGAAGGAGAACTCAGATTAGAATTCT